CGCTTCCGGCCGGATCGGCGCCAGCCTGCGCCGCGGTCACACCATGCGGGTTATCAGCGCGTCCGGAGTGCGTGTCCTGAGCACCACCAGTACCGTACTGCGGATGCGGGTCGGTGGCACTGGTGTGATCACCGAGCTTGTCATTGATGAGCTGCTTGACCTGATCCGTGGTCAGGGTGCCACCCACCTGGCCCTGGCCGGGCTCAACCGGCTCGGAAATATCCGCGAGCTGGTGCGGTTCGGAGTCCGGCACATTGGCCCAGACGTCGAACACATAGTTGCCGGACTGGTCGATGCAGGACACCCGGTACTGTGATCCATGCTGGCCCCGCTCGTCCGGCCAGAGCTCAATCGAGGCATCACCGTTGCTGTCAGTGACCGCGGTGACGTTCTGCGGCGAAATCCAGCCGTCACTCGGGTCAAGATCCGCATGACTCAGGACGGCCACCACCAGGGCGTTGGCCGCGATGGTGCCGTCGTCATAGGTGGCATGGATATTAACGGTGCGCGTAATCATGGAGATCCCTCACGCGAGCGGTTTCGGGTTAATCGAGCGGGCGCCGCTGCGATGGCCACGTCCCATCTGGGCCCGGACGTAGGCGATGCCGCGCTTGAACTCGCGGTACTGCGCCTGGGCATCGTTCGGCGAATACCACGGGGTCTGCGGTTGCTGGCGGAGGTAGAACAGGCAGCCATGCTCCCAGGTGTCGAGCCACATCGAGGGATGGTCGGCCGGGACGCCGGTGGCCCAAGCGGAGGGCTGGAGCACTGCAACCGGGTTGATGGCAACGTCAGGTTGCGGGTCACTCAGGAAGCGCAGGTTGCGCGGAGGCTCGAACACCCAATCCGGCAGGTTGCCCGAATTGCTGTCGTATTCGATGCGCTCCAGGCCCAGAATCGCCGCCTCGTAGGGCGCGTTGACCGGATAGGTCTTGAACCCTTCTTGCGTGATCTGTTGCGGCAGAACGCTGGTCCACACCCAGGTGGCCTGATAGAAGTCCCGCACAGCCTTGCGCATGGCCTGTTCAGCAACGGCGGTCGGGCATTGCGGGAGCTGCTCAAGGAGTCCATCCACCATGTCGATGAACTCCGTTGTCGGCTCGTTATAGCCTGTCATTGGTCATTCCTGCCCAGATTACCGGGTTGCGGATCGGTGTCACGCCGCCCTTGCACCGTCAGGCCCAGCGACTGCCGGAACTGCTGGAACTGGTTGCTCGCTTTCTGCGGCGACCCTTCACCGGTGTCGACTGACCACGCCCGATAGAGCATCCAGGCGATCACCGGCTCGCGCCAGATCTCGGTCAGCGGGAACTGGTCCCAGAGCGGGTTCGACAGATCAGCCGGAACTGAAACCTCCTTGGGCTTGCGCGAGACGGTCAGCTCCAGACGGGCATCCTCCGTCGCCGGCGGAAACACCCAGAAGGTGTGCGGGTCGTCTTCACGCCAGGTGTAGTCCCGGATCGTTTGCGACTTGGGCCGGTTGTGCCAGCTTGGAACCCCGTCCAGCGTCGTCGGGTCAACAAAACGCACCGCGCGGCCGCCCGGGATATTGCGGATCACCTGCAGCAACGCGAGCGCGCTGGACGGGATCTCCTGCCGTGTCCCCGGGATAAGCTGCACGGTCGTGGTGTCGGCATTGGCCTCCGGCCGCATCCGCACCACTTCCATGCAGCCCTCGTTCAGATACCGGATATGATCGGGGATCGACCACCGGTCGAAGTCCGGGTCACTGAGCTGCCGCGCAGCGGTTTTGATGACGTCGCCGGCCAGCACGGATTATTCCGCCGGGCCGTGGACTTGTAAGTTGAACCGCGGCACGTCGCGATCGACGTACTTCGGCGAACCATCCTCGTTTCGCCCTTTCGAGACGGTCTCGGTGTAGATGGCGTTCTTGAGCACGTCGACCACCTCGCGAGGTACAGCGACCTCCTGGTTGCGAGGGATGACATACATATAGCCATTCACCGATACCTTCTGGGGGTCATCCCCCTCGGGGCCCTGACCGGGCGCCAGGGTGATACGAACGCGCTTGGCGTCCTTCGCCGCACCCTGTTGCTCGACGTCGGACAGATCCTCGTCCTCGTCATCCTCGTCGTCGTCATCCTGCGACGGCTCAGGGTCGGGCGCACCGGGAGCAGGATCGTTGCCACTGGCCGACGGGTCGTCACCAGTGTCGGTGCCGCTTTCGTTCACATTTTCCGGATCACCGCCGTTCTCGGCGGCCAGAATCCGGTCGATGATGGTGTCCTTGGTATCGCGAGCCTTGAACTGAATGTTGTGTTCGGTCTCGCCATAGCTTCGGAGCTCGTCAGCCGTCATCGACTGGAGCTCATCACGAGTAATTGCGCTCATAACGCCCTCATTGGACTGTGCATAAAAAAGGGGCCCCGAAGGGCCCCTTATTGGCTCAACTGCTGCTGGTTACGGGATTAGTCGGTCGCGCCGACCTCGGCCCGCACCATCCAGGCATCGTTGAGGATCACGGCGGTGTGGTAGGTCTTCCAGCCGACATAGCCGCGCTGGCCCAGCGGGTCGGACTTGTCCACCTGGCTGGGATTGACGACCGTGGGGGTGACCGCGTTTTTCCCCTTGAGCGGAACGATGCCGTAGGCATCCTTCGCCACATAGAGGATCGGGTACACGTCCACATTCGTGCCGCTGGTCGAGATCATCCCGTTCAGGGTGCCGGCACCGGCATCCTCCCAGGGCTCGAAGATCGTGCTGGCGACATACCGCACGTCCTCGCACTTGCCGATCTCGGACTCGTAGGGGGTCATCGACCCGTAGTCCTCCACCGGTACAAACCCGGTCATGTTGCGGATGTCCTGCTCGATGTCCGGGTGGCACAAGCCGATGAACGCCGGAGCGACGTTCGCCGTGCCATAGGAGGGCGTCGAACGAACCACCGTGGTCACCTTGCGCGCGTTCTGGCGCTTGAGCGAGCGCGTGATCTTGCGCTGCAGCGACCGGTCGAGCGGATCATTCACGTCCGCACGAGCGGTCTCGCCGCCGGCATAGAACACGTTGGTGCCGCCCTTGAGCACGTTGAAGCGCACCGTCTCGATCATCTGGGCCTGTTGCTCGCCCAGGATCTCGACCGACTCGTTGAGGACGTCGTCCTCGTGGGTATCTTCCACCTTGTCAGTGATCTCGATCAGATCACCGTACTGCGACAGGGTGGCCGAAATGTCGGTCTTGGTGAGCTGCTTCGCGCTCGGCGTGACACCTTCCGAGAGCACGTTGGGCGCTTTGTCCAGCGCCTCGTACCGACGGAACTTCACGGTGTCGGTCATGTTTTTGGGAATGGGCTTCGCCTGCCCGAATTTCTCGAGCACGAGGTACGGAAGACCCCGGCGGAGCATTTCTTTCGCCGCATACGCAGCGGTACGCGGGCTGATGGAACCATAATCAGTCGTTGGCATCTCGATTCACCTCTTGGATTCAGAATTCATCCCAGGCGTCGTCAAAGTTATCGGCCTGTCTCTTGGCCGGACGGCTTTGCTGGGACCGCACCGCACGGGCGTTTTCTGCCTTCTTGGAGCCTTTCCCCTTGCCGCTGCCTGAACCATTACTGGGGCCCTTGCCTCGATCGGCCTTGTAGCTGTCCAGCAATTCGTTGACTTCTTGGGCAGTGCCTTGATCGACCACCTGTCGCATAGAGTCCTGCATGTAGGACGGTTGTCTCTGGATCCAGTCGTCGAGATCGTTGCTCTGGGCAATCTCGGAGACATCGGGGTGGCGTTCCTCGATGGCTTCCCAGTGCCTGCGCTCGATCTCCTGCTGGCGAGCCTCTTCTATGGGGGAGAGTCGACCTTCAAGATCCTTCTTCGTGGCCTGGTCTTGCTCCTTGGCAATTTCCCGCGCTGTCTGAGCTACGGCATCGGCGAACTCATCGCCGAAGTCCTCACGCAGTTTCCGTACCGCTTCGCTCTCTTGGGTGCCAGTATCCTGATCCGGGCTGGCTCCACTTGCACCGCCGGAGTCGGTGTCCTGATCATCGTCAGGGCCGTCCCCGTCGCTGCTGCCACCAGCATCCTGCTCGTGGCCGGATTGATCTTTCTCGGGAGGCTCCTGCTCTCGCTTCTTGAGCCGGCCCTCCCAGCTTTTCAGCTTTTGCTCATGCTTCTGGAGCTCTTCCTCGCGCTGGCGAAGGCGCTCTTGCATCTGTTCGAGCGTTTCTCCGCCGCTGCCGGAGTCTCCATCGTCGGAACCGTCGTTCGATCCCGACCCATCATCGTCACCAGATCCGGCGCCGGCGCCGCTTTCATCGGCGTCCTGGTCGTCGTCGGACCCGGAATCGTCCGAACCGGAGTCACCATCGGATGCGTCGTCGCTGTCCTCGAACGAATCATCCTCTTCACCGGGGGACCCATCCTCGGCCTGTCCCGTCTGCGAGTCGTCTTCGTCTTCGGCCCAGGCCAGATCGAACTCTTCCTGATCCTGGCCCTGAGTCTCTTCTTCGGTACGCTCACCCATGGTTGATCTGCTCCAGCTCTCTGATAACTTTGCGGAGGTACTGCGCCTGACCCTGCAGGGTTGGCACGTCCTCAATCTTGGCGGTCAAAAGACGGTCTTTGATCGCCTCCAGATCCTCTTTCATGCCGCGGTAGACGGAGCTCAAGGACAGCTCGTCACGCTTGAGCTCACCGATCCAATCGCGGTACTTGCGGCGCTCTTCGCCCTCTTCACTCATCGAGCACCTCGTTGCGGCAGCCGTTGTTCACCGCCGGGACCTTCCTGCTGGTCACCACCGGGCGCAGGCCGTCCGCCTTGTGCCGTGGGCTGTCCGCCCTGTCTGCCCTCTTCGTCTTCGAGGCTGTAATCGGGCTCTTCGTAATCGCGGCCCTCGACCTCGGCCCACGCCCTCGCGGCCTCAGCCTCCTTGAGCTCGCGCTCGGCGCGCAGATTGAGCACTTCCTCTTGCACCTTCTGGGCCTCGACCTCCTTCATCTTGACCTCGGCCTCGACCTTGCTGGACTCGATCTGAGCTTCCAGCTTGCGGATCTGTTGCTCGAATGACGGCCCTTGCTGCTGCTCAAACTCTTCGTCGCTGAGAATCAGCTCGTCGTCGGACAGGTCGTGTGCCTCAAGCCGCTGGCGGAGCAGCTTCTTCCAATTCATCCGGTTGGCGGTCGGCATCTGCGTTTCTTGTGCCGCGAACTGATCGAGCTGCTGGGCGCGCTGTTCCTTGGCCACCATGGAGGCGCTACCCCGGGCATAGACTTCGTAGTCGCCCTTGATCGCCTCGTCGTCCGAGAACTCCATATTCCAAGCGTACATAGCGCCGATGAACGGCACCGTCACGCCCTCGTCGTAGTTGCGCGCCAGACTCTTGAGCTCGATATTGGCTGCGCCCATGAGCATGCTCAGGCCACTGGCCGTGCCTTGCGCGCCGGAGCTCGTCGTGCCCTGCCCTTCGAGGTAGGACGGAACCGTGTGCTCGTGGATCCAGCTCTCGCTCAGCTTGATCAGGTTGATGTAGTCGCCGATGTAGCTGTTGACCGGGATCTCCCGGACGGCCGGGTATTGCGCCTCGTGTCCCATGCCGCTGCGCCGGAAGACGCGGCGCGGGTAGATGTCTTCGGCATTCTCGCCCGGAGCCAGCATATCCTCGTTGACTTCCAGCATCGGCCCGGAGGCAACGCCGGCGTTGTCGAGCATGGCGCGCGTGGATGCGCCCAGCATCTTCTGGTCGTCGCGCATGAGCGCCGGGACGCCCTGGCAAAAGATGGAGCTGATGTCGCCCTCATCGAACTCGAAGGCGTGGAAAGGGTGCTTCTTGTCGCCCGGCGAAGGCGACAGCACCGCCTTGATCACCCAGCTCCCGAGCAACCAGACGTTGGCCCAGACCTCCTGAATGTCGGCGTCGAGCTCTTCCGCGATGCCGGGCACCGCCTCCAGCAGCTCGTTGACGTCGACGATGCCCCAGTATTCGAGCACCTCGAAGCGGCCCTCGTTGGGATTCGCGATGTGCCCGCGATCGCCCAGGGTGCGGATCCGGGTCTCTTCGCCGCGGTCAGCCGCATCGCCGTCGCGGTGGTGTTTGACGTACTCGATGATCGTCTCGGCATCGAAATCATCGCGCTCGGCCAGGGCCAGAACGTCTTGGCGCAACATGCGGTGGCGATGGTAGATGTAGCGCAAGTCATCCCAGTCCCGGCCGCTCATGTCCGGGTACATATCCCAGACCGTGACCTGCTCAATGTAGGGCTGAAACTCTTCTTCCAGGGTTGGCACCCACTGGCCGCCGTTATTCGTGTATCGCGTCACCTGCTTGAGGTCGACTAGCGGCCCTTTGAGGATGCCGGTGCCGTAAATGCAGCCCGACAGGATCACGCGGCCGCCGACTTCGGAGTAGCGGCGCTCACTGAGCTGCTCCTTGATCCGATCGCTCATGCGCTCGGAAGCCTCTTCCGCAATCTCCTTCTCGCAGGCCTCGATCATGTCCTCGTCAGGGGCCGGCCGGCGCTGAGGCTGACCTTGAGGCGGACCTCCTTGCTCGCCTTCGTCTTCGGCCTCTTCCATCGCCTTCTGTTGCGCCCGCTGGACGGCCTCCTGCTTGTCTTTCGGGCCCAGCACCGGATCATTCGTCGCCGCCAGGCTCCAGTTTTGCTCTTCGCTGGGCGGGAACAATAAGTCCCGCAGCCGGGAATAGATCGTGGTCACCTTCTTGCGCGTGGACGGCGGGAAGATCCGGCTGCCGTTCTTGTCCATCCGCGCTTCTTCGTCCGGCGTGTACTCCGAGCGGTACTGGTACAGGTCGTCAATCCAGCGCAGCTCGGTGTCCCGGCGCTCGGGTACCGCCTCGCTCTCCCATTGCGAGCGCAACGTGCTGCCCAGGCTGGTCATGCGTGACAGCAGCGCTTGAGGAAGGGCGTCTTGCTCTTCCTCGCTCATGTTCGGGTTATGTGCCATTAGTACCCTGCTCGTGTTGCGGGTCGATGCTCTCGGCGCGGACGCCCGGATGCCTGGCGTTGCCGTACCGGTTCAGAGAACGTCAGCGCCAGGGCGTCGCCCTTGTCCGGCGACGCCACCATGTCTTCCTTGCGCTGGAGCCACATGCGCCCGGAGTGGTCGTGACCATGATCCGGGCGCAGAATGTCGGCCTGCAGGTCGCCGTCACCCGGGATAGAGACCGATCCCTGGCGGAACCATGCGGCCATTTCGCCCCAGATCTCGGAGCGCTTGTTTTTGTACCGGTCACGCTCCCGGGCCCGGCCGCCGAATTGCACCTCGACGACCCCGGGAACGCCCATCTGGCGCAACCGGTCGATAACCCCGGAGCCATAACCGCCACTGCCGTCCACGAAGATTGCGTCCGGCTGGTGGAGCTTGATCAGCTTCGCCACCCAGCTCGCTACCGACATGAGGTCGGGATCCTGCCGGGCGGAAACGAAATGGACCGCGCGGCCCTGCCGCAGCGCGACGGCCGAGCGATCATTGCCCTGGCGCGCCACGTCCACACCCATGACCTTCGGCCCTTGCGGGAAGGGCTCGGCCTGCTGGGCGCGAATGACCGCTTCCGGGCTGACTAGCGGCCACTGGTTCGGTACCTGAAACGCCTCGGCGGCGTAGTTCGGGTACTCCTGCTTGAAGATCCACTCTTCGCCGTTGAAGTCCGTCTCGATCTTGTTGCGGCGCCAGGCCACCTGCTCGCGATCGAGCCCGTAGAGCTCCATGAGCCCCTCTTCCTCGGGCTCCAACTCAAAGCCTTTCGGGACCGGGATGCGGTATTCCTGCTGCCAGTACCACGGGATGAACACCGGCATGAACTCGCCGATCCCGCGCTCGGCCTTGACCCACATATCGTGGAAGGCCTCTTCCGGCCCATTGGCCGTGGTCTCCAGGATCGCTTCCGTGTCCTCGCCGGCGTTGCCCGAGGGGATGGCCTGCATCACCCCGGCCATGTGCTCCGCCTGGTTCTGCCAGAACGCGACCTCGGAGCCGTGGAAATTCTGAATCGTTCCGGAACGGCCAGCGCCCTTGGTCCGGGCGGTACCGACCGAGTAGCCGGAATCCAGCCGGTCAAAGAACAGCTCCGTGGTCGACGAGCGCTTCGCCCGGGGCTTGAGCGCCTTCGGGCACTGCTCGTGAAAGCGCCGCGCCATTTCAAACAGGTTCTTCGTCGCCTGATCCTCGTGCGTGAGAATGTACGACCGAACCCCGAATTGCCCGGTTGTCCGCCAGTAGAAGCGGCCCTGGGTGTAGGTGCTCACGCCCTGCTGGCGGCCCTTGAGCACCAGTGCACGAACCCGGCCGATCTCCGCGCGCTGCTCTTCGAGCTTGTTGTGCAAAAAGCACTGCGCGTCATTGAGCTCAAGCGGACCAACTCCGGACTTCCCGCGGATCGTCAGCGCCTTGCGCGCGAACAGCGGGTAGTCCGTCCGCAGCTTGCGGAGCGCCTCACGAGCCTCGGGATCCATGGATCAGTCCTCAACGAGGCTCTTGAGCTGTTCCTCGTAGTCCTCTTCGCCGCCCTCGTCATCGAGGCTGAATGCCTTGCGCTCCAGCGACTGAAACTTGCTCATCGCTGTGGACAGATCCCGGAGCACACTGGCGCGCTGCGGCAGGCTGATGGCCCGCTCGGCCGCCCGGCGCGCCTGATCCGTCATACCTTGCTCGTCGGCATGCTGCGCCACGATGTCGCCGACCAGCTCGGCGTTGACCGTGCCGTCGTGGAGCTCCTGCATCAGCACCTTCGCGGTATTGCGCGCCGACTGAATGTCCTTGCGGTGCGATTCGACCACCTGGGCGCCGCGACTGGCCGCTTCCTCGATGATCTCTTCGTCGCTGACTCCGGTGTTCGCATTGTCCGCACCCGCGTTGGCGTTGCGAACTTGATTACTTTGATTGCGAACCAGCTTCTCGCTCGTTTTCTTCTTGACCTGCTTTTTGAGGTCACGCTGCCAGTCCTCGCGCTTCGCCCGCTTGCGGATGGCGGTCTCGCTCGGCCCGTACCGCTTGGCGATCTCGCGGATGCTCAACTGGTTGGCGCGGTACTCCGCCTGAATCCGCTCCCAATCGAAGTTTTGAGCCATGAGCTCCCCTATCGTGTGTTGAGCATGAAGTTGCGGCGCGGCCGGACGTACCAGCTCCGCTCCGACGGCGGGACCGGTGTGCACTCAGCCAGGCTCAATGCAGGGCGACCCGCCGCGCACTCATCGACCACCTCGGCCAAAACGCGAACAGTTCGTAGAGCCCCATTCGTGGCGTAGGTTGACAGGAGGCGCCTGAACACAGGTCTCGCAATGCCCTGCCGTCGCGCCGCCTCTTCGGTCCAGCGCATCACGACCCCCATCGGGGGCCCGCCAGCGCCTCGCTCTTCAGCCGCCGCCCAGGACTTCCCGGACACACAGAATCGGATGGGCACCACCGCATCGTCGCGATCGCGATCTACACCCATTGCGAACCTCTCACTGTTCCAGCCCGCACAGCGCGCAAACCGCTCCGTCCGGCGTCAGGAAGAAAATGTCGTTGCCGCATGCGCAGGTTTGGCGGTCGCCCTCGGGCACCACGGCACCGATCAGCTCGCCTTTGAGCAGCCCGCAAGCCGGGCACTCAAGCTGGGCGTGGCAGCCGCGAGGGGCCGCAACCGCCCATTCGTGGTGGCACGACAGGCAGCGCGCCGGGCCAGCCAGCCAGCCGAAGCGCGCCGCCGTGAAGTCGATGATCTCGGCGGAATCCGGGTTGTCGGTCATGGCGTACCCAGCTCAGAGCATGGCGCCGGCTTGAAATGCGCCGATAAGCAGGCCGATCAGAGCGATGCCACCCCCGCCGTAGAGAAGCCAGTGCTTGAACCGGCGGGCGCCGGCCTCGCGCTCCACCTGCGCCTGCGGCTCCGACTGATCCCCGACGCCTGATGGGTTGTTCATGGCCACCTCCAGGGTGCGGACCCGCTCAACGAGCTGATCGACCGATTCTTTGGTCTGTTTGAGCGACTTGAACGCCCGGTCCAGCGCCGCTTTGTCGTGCTCCCGGTCGTTCTCGATCCGGGTGAGGATCGCGATGTAGTCGCGCATTTCCGTGAGCATGCCCTTCTGCCAACGGAGCTCCTGCTCGTTGAGAGACACGCGCGTTTCCAGGGATTTTTGCTCACCGGGCATCACTGCCCTCCGCCAAACGGATCACCCTGGCAGCCATACTTGTCGCAAAGCCCTCGGATATAGGCCTGGGCCTTGCGGAGCTTTGCTCGGGCTTCTCGTCCTGTGGTGTTGTTGTGGGAACAGGCCCGGAGGGCCCAATCCGCTGGAAAGAGTCCACCGGCTCCATGACCTTCGGCGGGGGCGGCGGCAGTTTCGGCGCCGAGGGTTGCGTTGAAGGCGCGCACCCAGCCAGGAGTGAGCCAATAACCAGGCCGAGCAGTAGAGCGGCCAGAATCTTCACCCACGTCCGATTCCGTACCTGATCCTTCGCCCGCTCGATCTCCTTCTGCCGGGCATGCTCGCGCTGGATCTCGCTTGTTCTGCTCATGTTCAGCACCATACTCGGCCACCAACTGTTCTGCGCGCGCCCGATCGGCCTCGATCTGGCTGATCAGCGCAATCGTGTTCGCCTCAATCCGCGCGGCCATAGCGTTGCCAGCCGCCTCGGTTTCTCGGGCATCGGACTGCGCATCGCGTTGATCCGCGTGTACCCGGGATTGCCACTTGTAGTCGGCGTACTTGTAGCCGCCGAACGCGGCCGCGCCCAGCAGGGCCAGCACCGCCAGCGTCTTGATCACCCAGGGTTGCACCGGCATCAGGAGGCCTTCATTGAAGCTATTGAAGCAGCAGCCGCGGCCACCACTTGTGGAGAATGTTCTCGACGTAGGTGAGCGGCTCGTGCGCGTTCTCGCCCATCACGTCCGGGAGCCGGCGGGAAATCGGCCCGTACTCAGCCGCCCCACCAGCGGCTCGTTGCGCCTGCAGCAACCGCCCAGGGCCCGCGTTGTAACTGGCCAGAGCCAGCATTACCCGATCCATCCTCGGGCGCTCGGCTGACCAGAACCGCATCATGCGGCCCATGTAACGGCCGGCGGCCATGATCGAGTGCTCCGGAATCCACACGTTGCGAATCTCCGGGTGCCGCTCGGTCATTTCGGCCCAGGTGCCGGGCATGAACTGGCACAAACCCTTCGCCCCGACCGGGGATTCCGCGAACTGATCCAGCCGCGACTCCTGGAAGCACTGGGCCTTGAGCAGGCGCCAGTCGTAGACGCCGTCGATCAGGGCCACATAATCCTCGAAATCGTCGTCGTAGCCCTCAAAGGTGAGCGAGCGCGCGTCAGCCGAGGGCGAGGCCAACAGCAATAAAGATAGCCAGAAGGCGCATACCGTAATAACGACCCAGAGAGTCATAACTCGCATTGTCCACCCACTCCTGAAACTTGGTCCGTCGGTTACGCTCCGCCAGCGCCTGACGCCAGTCGGTAAAAACCTCCCAGGGCGTGGAGTGCCTCGGGGAAAGCGCAATCAAAACCGCCAGCACCGGCGCGAGCAGATCCTCGATCAACGAGCGCTTGTCCATGGCCCGGTCGAAAAGCCGCAGCACCAGGTACGCCAGAACGACGCCGATCAGCACCAGCACCAGCTTGTAGCCAGCCATAAGCGCCGGCGACGTGATCATGTCTGCGATGGATTCCATCATCGTCCTCTCCCGTTGGTGATCGGTATTGGCGGAGCCGCTCAAGCGCGCATAAAAAAGCCCCGCCGGCGGGACCGACAGGGCTTTTGGAAGCAGATTTCCCAGCACTCCAGCGCCTGAAAGCGCTTAAAAAGTACGGCTCACGGAGTCAAAGCTCCACGGATAACAAAAACGTCTCATATACCTATAGGCAGGTCAACGCCGCCACAATGTTTTTCAATCCAGAACACCCAGGGGCGCCAGCCGCTCGCGCGCGCTGGTCCGGCCGGCGCGCAGAAACCCCCACGCGGTTTCCTCCAGGGCGTCAATCGTGCGCTGCCAGCGCCCACTGTAGAGCGACGGTTGCCGGATCCCGATGTCCCGGGCGTATTGGGCCCGCCCCGGCAGGCGCTCACCGCGGACGTCGGCTTTCACCCGGCGCAACGCTGTCTGGGCCATGCGTTTCGCGATGCTGTATTGGAGATCCGGCGCACCGCGCTGGGCAATACTGGACGCCAGGCTGTCCGCTTGCGCCACCCCTTTGTCCCCATAAACAAAGGTGAACATGGCATACCCCAGCGGGGTGTCGTCACGAACGCCGGCGACGCAGGCCGTGATCGAATACGCCAGCTCCCGGAAATCACCAAAATGGAAGCGGCCACCGCCAGTGCCCCCCATGAGCTGCCCCCGGATGGCGTCGAAGTTGCCTTTGCAGTCCGGGATGGCCTCGATCTCACACGCCCATCGGTATGCCCCGCCCGGGCTGCCAAATTTTTTTTCAGGCAGATCACCCGTATTGGTCTCTTTTACCGCTTCCATCGTCGCACCCCTGTTGGTAGACTTTAAGACCTCGGGCGGCCTGTCGTCCCTTTGGGGGCGGCGGGCTTTTTATTGCCTACTCAAACCCTCTCGCTATCTTCCTGACAGCTAACACACCGCGTCACACCACCCAGGGCCGACGCTTGTGTGGAATTACATCGTCGCAATCGGCACAAAAGTACAGCGACGGCGCTCTCGAGGGCACGACCCGACTCGCCAGTGCGGACTCTACCTGCGCCTCATTGAGCTCAACCGATACATCGCCATCATCCGCCATTTCGACTTCTCCATTCCGCCTCTACAGCCTGCCGAGCCTCCTGCGGGTCCGGCGTCCAGATCACTTCGATCGGCCAGCCCTGGCTGGTCCAGATCTGGCCCCGGTACCGCCAGCCGATCGGCAACGGCCAGATCCCGACGCGGTACCGGTGATCACAAGCCAGCCAGGCCCAGTACCCTTCTTTGCGCCAATCCAACTCGACCCCACTTTCCTATCGGTTCCAGGGCGATCTCATGCCCGCACCCGTTTGCCGCCCTCGAACTTTGGGCTATAGCTGCGCGCGCGCTTACTGACATGAGTCTTTTTGGCACCGAATAACGCCTCCGCATCCGTCATGCCGGCTGCTTTACGGCGTCGTATAGTTTTGCATGAGACGCTCACCCTGGGGTCTCGCGACCATTCGGCAGCCGTCTGGGTTATTCCGTCATAGGTAAGCGAGGTTCGGCCCGCGTAGGTGTGCCTTGGTTTATTGTGACCGCGCATCACGTTGCATCCGATGCAAGTCACCCTGAGATTCGAGGGCGCGTTATTTTTCCGGTCCTCATCCACGTGATCGACGTGACAGGTTTTCCAGGATATTTCTACCTTAGCGCATGCCTCACAACTCACAATCTTTCCAGAGCGGTTGTCATAAGCTACCTTCCGGTGCTCAAAAACATAACCTTTCGATTCCGCAAGAGGATGCTGAGGATCGTAGACGAGAACATACCCGTTCGGTGTATATAACCGCGGCTTTGGACGCCGGGGACTTGTTGTACCAGTTCGCCTCAAGCGGAAGTAATGCTTCTGGCACAGCTTCGCAGCCTTATACTGAGCTACTCGATCACAGTCAGACACCGAGCATTGCATTACTGTCGCTCCTTTCGTAATTCCTGCGCCAGGCGCTTATATTGTTCTCTGATTTCGATGGCCTCTTCTTTCGTCCACCGGTAGTGCTTTGGGGCCGACTCCAGTCGTTCGACACGCTCCGGGCCGATCTTCTCGATTAGAGCTATCCTGTATTCCACGATGTTCCCGGAATGATGCCGATTACAAACCGTGCAGGCCGCATGAACATTGTCCGGATCGAACCGCAGATAGGAGCATGCCCCGACAGACCGATAGTGGCTGGCATCCACCTTTCCACCCGTGAAAGCATCGTCGTTTAATGGCACACCACACGAGATACACAGTTTCCCTCGGTCGCGCTCGCGCACCCAGGCGTTAAAAGCCTTCTGGGCCTCCTGCAGAAGCTCGTTGCGGGTTTTAAGCTCTTCTTTTTTCTCCGCTGCCCAGCGTCGGCGCTCCTTTCTTTCTTTCCTCACTCGTTTTTCCTGCAGCTTGCGCCCGTGCTCAATCGCGCACCCAGGTTTTTCGCATGTCTTCTGGGTGCTCTGGAACGGCCGGAAATATTCCTTGCACTCCGGACACTTTTTCTTCCGGCTCGCCTTGAGGCTGTTCTTGCGCTGGGGCTGCGACTGCGTCATACACACCTCCGCACCATCGCTTCCAGCTCGGGATCCTCGGGGATCGTGATTTCCATACCCTGTGTATAAATCCAGGACAGGTACTGCTCCATCGCATTCGATAGAATCTCGGTCGTGCAGTCTGGATCACTGGTTCCCATGGGGCTGCTTGCCACCGTCCCGTCGGGCAACGCCTTCTCCACGGCCGGCATCCAGCGCGGCTTGAACACCAGGTCGTGAAACTCGTCCGCGCTCCATGTCACCGAATGGCCCAGCATGCGGCCACGCTCATTAAGCTGGGAAGCGACCTCTCGGTGCCACATCCACAGCGTCCTGTTTTGTGGCAGCGTTTTCCGCTTCTTGTACGGGCGGACGATGACTTCCTGGTCCTTCCCGGTGTTTTGAGCGGCCTCACAGGCGGTGCGCAGCGCGGTGCGCGCCACTGCCCAGTTCTGGCGCGCGTCCTCGGGCCGGACTCGAAATTTCGCCTGTTCGCGACTCACTGCTCTACGTCCTCCGGTAGTGCCACGCAGTTTTTCCGGACGCCATTGATCGGGCAACGCACCTTGGTACGAGACTCCACCAGTTGGTTGTCACATATCATTGCGACGATCCGGGCACTGACCGCGCTCTCGATGACACCTCGACGGTGGCGAGCAATCTCCGACGCGATCTCTTTTCGCGTATGCCAACCGCCTCCCAGCAGCCGCAACGCTTCCACAATTTCCTGTTTCCGCCGCGACATCACGATGCCTTCGCTTTGGTGATAACGGATCGCTTGTGCCCGGTGAGCTGGTACACCCCGTTGGTCCGGTGGGTAACCGAACACTCGCGCTTTTTCATCCGGACGATCGCGCCCTCGGGCTCCGGGCGGCCCACTCGGTGCCACTTGCCCCACTGCTCAAGCACCCGTTCCAGCCCTGCGTCTACCAGTGCCACCGCGCTCATAGCTCACCCTCGCCGCTGTTGTTGTTCTGTCTCGGTGTCGTCGCTCTCCGGCGGGCGGAGCCATCCGTCCATGTACAGGTCGTATAGTAAATCCCGAACCCAGCTGACCTCTGTTTCCGTCATATCAGCTGTCTCCACTCTCTCCAGCGCCTCATCAATCACGCGGTCTCGGTGGGAGCGGATGGGCACAAAATCGTCAGGGTTGCTAGACGCGCCATAACTCCACGAACTGCCAATCTCCCAGCGATACACAGCATGTCCGTGATCATGCGCAAGCACTGTGATGATTGCGTACTGCGATCCTTTCTTCGCGCACACCGTCCCCTCCGGCGGCAGCCCCTCGCCATCCCATGCGGGCTCGGGTTCGGGGCGAGGGATAGCATCGACCCAGTGTCTTACGGCATTTTTTTGGTCGTCGTATCTAATCCATTCCCCGTCGCCCATTGAATGGTAGATGTCCCCGTCATCAGCCTTAAGCCACGGGTTGGTACAATCAAGGGCGAATCTTTGAGCCTCCTCCGGCGCATCCTTCCAGAACTCAGGATCGCGGGGGTCGTCAGTCGTCAAGGATTCCTTTGCATCTACCTCGTGCGCGGCAGCAATCTGCTCGCACGGTGTCTGCCCTTTCATGCTCCCTTCTTTGGTCTGGCTTATGGGTTGCGGCCGCTCAGGGCACCCTTCTCGGTGACTGTCCCTCTCCCCGCATTCAGGGCAGACCTCTCCGTTGCGTGCGTCATCCCGACACTCAGGTTTGCTCTGACTGGTCTGATAGATGCGGTCTACGGGGCGGTACGCAATCACGTCTAGTCTTGCCTCGGTGTGCTCCCACTTGAAAACTCCCGCCTTGCCTCGCATCCACACTGGCGAGTTTCGGTAGTCAACTTCGACTATTTCCGAAAACGGCAAGGGACACTCCCCGCCATCCCACGCAATCCACCCCTCATCGTCCGCCTCTGCGGGGACGAGCTTGCCGGTGGAGGTGAGGCGGTAGGCGGGGCGCTCGTCATAACTGCGGTCCTCGTCTGCCCATGTAATTTCCCCGTAGCCCGCCGTGCCAACCAGAACCCACTCTTCGTCGGCATTACACTTTACCTTGGCCGGACTCGGGCCGTGCCACTTGCATCCCAACTCAAACAACGCCCGCTGCACCCGTGCGCAGTACTGCTGGTCACCGCCGGTCCAGATTTTCATTTTCGG